GTTCTTGACCAAAACTTATCTAATCCCATTACTCGTTGGCAAAAAGGTCTTGATGGGTGTGCATTTGAATCTCTTTCCCCATAAGGAACTTCTGGCTTCCATTCGTAAGCATAACGAATCAAAAAAGTTCTTTTAATAGGCTTATCAATAATCTCACTCAAAGGCTTTAATAAAGTAGGTAAACCTGTTTTAGCATTTATTTTTAAATACTCTAATTCTATTAATTTATTAATCCTTTCTTGAATAACAACTAAATCTTCTTTTAATGCTTTTGCGATATCTTCTGTAACTATGTTCTTATTTTTATCAATAATACTCAAGATTTTTTTATCTAATGTATCATCAACTACTTCAGCGAACATTTGCATTTCTTCATCCGCATTAAATACTTGTCTTGTTGCTAATACAGAAAAGTTTTCAGCCTTCTCTCCGTATTCATCAAACATAGAAATAACGGAATCAATATCACTAAATCTCTGCTCGTAAGTTTCATCCCCTAACCAAGTGTTAATTGCTTCATCATCCAATCCATAGCCACTCTTTAACATTTGTATGGCTTGGTCTCTGGTAATCTCCCCTTTATTGTATTTACGGATAATTCGTTGGAAATTCTGCCATTCTCTACCTTTCATTCCCTTTAAATGCTCATTGATTAACCCTTGTTGAGTAGGTTCGACAGGTGTTTGGTATTTAGTCATATCAACACCTATCTTCTCAAGAATCCACTCTTTCGGAGCAAATTGAGAAATAATACTTTCGCTAAATTCAAAGTTTATTGGTTCTACCGGCTTAATATAAAGTTCAGTAGTTACTCCGTTGATTTCAGCCAATGAATTAAAAATGCTTTCTAAATACTGTTGCTTATCGTTTACATAAGTATTCTTGAAAACCTCGTAACCATCACGAATCTCGGAACGAGTACCCAAAGAACCTTCAACCAAAATACCAAATAAAGAAGGCGTAGTTATCTGATGTCCTGCAAATATATTCTGCTGAATCATCGTATCTACTCTTCCGAAATCTTCTTTTGTTAAATCACTCGCTCCTAAATCATCAACCGCAGGTTTCTTTGCGATATCTTGAACGAAAGAAAGAATAAACTTCTTACCATCCGAACCGCTAAATCTTTCGGTAAATCTTCTTTCAATATTTCTCTTTTCATCTGGAGTCGGTTCTCCATTTGGTAAAGTAATAAGTTTACTTGCAGAAAACCCTGTTTGTGCATTACCTAAAACGTGCTTCGAAACCTCTACATCACTTTCGATATAATTCAAAGCACCAATGTAACCGGGCAAAGCATAGGTATCTAACCCCGGTCTGTATTCTTTAATGTAAAGAATTTGCTTACCCTCTCTTAAATCTTTATTATATCCTAAAACAACTTCTGCCTCGGCTTTTCTATCGTTCCAATCTTTAATCCAATATTGAGTGTTATCTTTATTAGAACGAACCTTTGTGTAATCAATATGACTAATAGAAGCAATTTGACCACCTATCTTACTCCAAACTATCTCTAAATAAGCACCACCGAAAACCTCTATATCAATGGAAACTTTACGAGTAACATCAGTCAAAGATTCGTAAGGATTAGCCTTATTAATAAACTCTTCGGCTTTTACATCATCTTCTTTTGCTGCCCATCCATTTCCTGTAATGTAATTTACCTTACCTTTTACAATAGCGTTATGTTTCGCACTCTTATTGTAAAGGCTTAATAAATAATTAGGGTAATCGTTTTTGTCTCCAAACTCGATATATCCTACACCCTTTTTTTCTTTGTATTCGGGTTGCTTTGCTTCCGCAAATGTTAATATAACTAAATTATCCATCATCGTACTATAAATGTGTTATTTGGTTGGTGTTTCGTATATGTAAAAGAAGTAGATTCCGAAAGCCTCATTATGCCTGTTTCCAATAATCCGGTAGCATTGGCAGGGTTTGTATTCGTGGTAGAAGTTTGCTCATAGATTTGATATTCCCACTCTCCAGAATCTTGAGTACCGAAATAAGTATTTGTAACGATTGAGAATTGATTAAACCTATCTTTAAAAGCAGAAGTATCTTGGTTATTTAGAAGCACAAATTTGACCTCTATATTACTGCCCCTATGCGTAAAAACGAATAAATAATTCGGTGCTGAAAGTGTCTGCTTTTCCTTTAAAGTAAGGATAATTTGACTTGTTGCACCCTTCGTTAAATATATCATACTACTAAATAGATAAATTGTGAATTTTTACAATAAAGAAAAAGCCACCCCCGAAGGGATGGCTAATCTACCTACCTATAACGAACCACGAAAGCCTTATGATACGAGACCTGCGATAATTCCGCTATTTACTTCGGGAGAGAGTTCTTTCTCGCCACCTGTAAAAGTCAGAGAATATCCATTACGGTCTCCTTGTGCGGTTCCTGTTGCAGAAGTTCCACCGGTTACATCTAAACCAGAATAACGACCTAACAACCAATATTTGTCGTTAGCATCTTGAACAACTGCCATTAATGTATTTTTTGCAAGTAACAAGATTTCATTTCTTGTATTTGCTTGAAGTTTGTTAAGAACGATAGATAGTTCTTGAGCATAAAACACAGTTCCGTTCTCAACAGAAGCGGTAATTGTTTCAGTCAAAGCACCTGTATTCTTAACTAACTCATATTTGTAGAATACCTTTCCGGCTGCTTTTGTGATAGCTGAAACGATACCAGAAGCCTCTGTAACTGAACTCACATTAGCGTGAGCAATCAGCCATACTGCTTTGATACCGCCTAAACTTTCTCTGCAATCCAGAGTGTATCCTTGTGTTAAAGCACAAGCCATTGTATTGAGTTTATTAAGTTAAGAGTGGGTAACCCCGAAAGATTACCCACTCGTTTAATTAGATAATGAAAGAAGCAATCTCATCCAAGAAGGCAACATTCACGCCCATCTTGAACTCGCTTACGAAACGAACTTGGTCAGCCTCTTTTGCATAGAAAAGTTCGAAACGCTCTTCTTCATTGAGAAGGTCAGTTCCCAAGAACATATTGCTCAAACGGATAGCATAAATCTTGTTAGTTCCGTTCAAACCGGGAGTTGCTACAACTTTAATCGGAGTACCGGGTAAGAAGAACTCACTATTTGCTTTACCATCGAAAGCGTAGTTGTACATATTCGCATTCTTCAAAGCGATAGTGTAAGTACGGAACACATCCATACCGCACCAGATAGTCATATCATCCTTATCTACAACAGTAGCAGGAATTGCTTTGTAAAGAGCATCGAAGATAGCAACAACATTCGCAGTAGTGATTGCAGTTGCAGTACCACCATAATAAGTAGCGTTGTTAGCTTCTACCGCAGAAGTACCAATCAAAGTAACCAAACCTTGGAATTTGTTAAGGTTTACATTCGCACTTCCTGTTGAACCTTGCCAGATAGCAGTTTCAAGTTGAGATGCGATACGAGCAGCTTTCTTGTCTGTATAGTCAGAAGCGAAAGCGATTGAATCGTAACGGCTTCCCTCTGGTAAAGCCTTCTGCAAATATTTTGCTTCAAGGTCTTTAGGGCAAAGAGATTCGTTTACTTTAATCTTACCAACAGTTACAGTACGCTGCGTGAAAGTAGTAGAACCAGAAGCATTGAAGCCACAAGTACCACCGCTTTGGAAGATAGCGTCAGTATCCATAATGTTGATTGTCTCGGCAGATTTTACACCTACCATTACATTTCCTTGAGATTTAATCAAAGAAGCGGTTTTACTTCCGAGTACGGAAGAAGTTACCAATAGAGCTTCGTTCTCTTTGGTATAGTTTGCTAATGCTGAAACATCAAAAGCCATTGTTATTAAATTTTAAGTTTTTAAAAATTTATTTTGCGTAATTAGAAAGAAAACGAGAGATTTTATCGTTTTTAGATTCGAAATGCTTTGTGAATTGCTTTGGTTGAGTAGGAGCAACTGAAGGAGTTTTAGTAAGTTCGATTACTACATCTGTAAGTTCAGAAATAGCTTTTGAGAACTTATCGTTCATTTGAGCAAGATTCTCGCTCATTTTAACTTCAGCCTCTTTTTTGTAACCTTTTAAAGCCTCAAGTTGTGCTTCCATTTCAGC